TATTTTACACAGGATACAGAAAATGCTATCATTAGATATAATGATAGTGATGATGTAGTTTTGAGAAATAAAATTTATAGTGAACATATTGCACATCCATTTGATAAATTAGCAGAAAATATAATTCACACATTTAAGTTTTATTATTTTGATGTTCCAAGTGAGGATGTAAAACACGAAGTGGTATCTTTTCTTGTAATGAATATGCATAAATTTAAAGAAGGTAAGGGTAAAGCATTTTCTTATTTTAGTATTGTTGCAAAAAATTATTTGATACTTCATAATAATAACAATTATAAAAAAATGAAGAGTCATGATAAAATAGAGAAGTTAGATTTTGTTAGAAATATAAGTAGTGAAAAAGATTTAAAGGAAACTAAAGAATTTAATGTAGAATTTGTAAGTCAGATGTTAGATTATTGGGATAATAATATTACTAATGTTTTTAGACGACAAAAAGATATTTTGGTAGCCGACGCTGTTTTAGAATTGTTTAGAAAAAAACAATTTATAGAAAATTTTAATAAAAAGGCGTTATATATAATGATTCGAGAAATGACTGGTTCTAATACTCAACATATTACACGAGTTATAAATCAAATGAAAAAATATTATTTTAATATGTACAAAGAATTTANTACTGATGGTAGTATAGACACTTCAAATACAGGCTCTATTTTTTAAAATAAAAAAGGGGAACATTAAGTTCCCCTTTCCCATTTTGATAGGGTAGGTATCCTACCAAACATTCCGTTACCTACTTACGGAATAAACCCACTAACACCAATAAAGCGACGAGTCCAGCGAAACCAGATTCGCCGAATTTATCTATGATAGATGTCAGGTTACCTATAACATTCATTCCAAAAATACCGCTACCGAATAGGACTTCGCCAACGGCACCGATGGCTACAAAAGACATCATTAGATGAACTAAATCATCAATATATCCTTTGACTGTTGTTATGACTTCCTTCATGGTTGTCTCCCGTTAGTTATGTAAATAGTTGTTAGGTGATTACCCACACAACCTTACATTAATAATTATCTGTACAGCGTAGAAAAATACGCCAGTATATATTTATATACTACCATTTTTAAGTTATATAATATTTATAGTTGAATAAAACTATCAAATTTAAGGTGAAACTATGAGTATAGATTATGAAATTTTTGAAGGAAAAACTCTTTCTTCACTTCTAAAAGACGTTTATGAAAATACAATATACAATAGAAAACAATTAGATATTCTTACAAAAGAATTAGTACAGTTTATCAAAGATGGTAATACAGCTGTGCAGATTGTTCCTATGATAAAAGAGTATTTAGAAATTAATGTGAAGAATGATGATCAACTTGTAAAAATGGCAGGAATAGTACAAAGATTAATTGCGGCTGAACAAAAAGGTGGCAGTGAAGATGAGTATGGGTTGTCAGATAAAGAAAAACAACAATTACTTTCAGGTATAGAAGAAACTGTAATGGATATACAAAAAGAATCAGATAAGATTCATGAAAAAATACAATTTAATCAGGAAAATAAGTAATGCCTTTATTAAAAATAGCTGAAGTTAAAGCTTATGTACAACGNGCAATTACTGCGGCGTTCTCCAAAGTTGATTTTTCAGAAGAAACATTTGAAGTTGATAGNTGTTATATAAATAAAGATGATATTCCTAATAGAGATTTTAAAATGTATGGTGCAATTGAAGGTACATTTGTAAAGAGTAAACATAAATCAATTTTACCAAAGGGTGAGGGAGCAATTAGACCTTTTGATTCAAATGTTAGAAGATATCCTGTACGCGGTGAATTAGTTACTGTAAAAGAAATTAATGGTAGACATTATTATAGTACAACAGTTAATGTAAAAGGTTCACCAAATGAAAATACAGCTAAAGGTGCGAGTTCGATTGGTAGTAATGTAGAAACAGTTCAAGAGAAAATGGGAGATACATTTGAACGTAATATTGATATAAAACCTGTCAGTTGTTGTGAGGGTGAAATAGTTTATGAAGGTAGATTTGGTAATTCAATTAAACTTGGGTTAAACCATAAAAATAATTCGCCAAATATTAAATTAAGAGCAGGACAAGGTGAAACAAGTGAATTACCATTGGAGCCTGTGAAGGAAAACATAGAAACAGACCACTCTTCTATTTATTTAACAACAGATGAAAGTATTATATTTGATGGTGAATCAGTAATAGGTAAAAATGTTTTAATGAAATCTGATTCTGTTAGAATTAGTGGAAAAGAAAGAATTATTATTAATAGTCCTAATTTAAGTGTAAAGGACGATGAAATTAAATTAGGTAATGGTGCTAATCAATCAGTAGTAAAAGGTGATGAATTGAAGAAAGTATTACTTGATTTAATAAGTGCGTTAGAAAAAGCAACTTACATAGGAGTTGCTCCAGGTTCTCCAACAACACCAGCGGTAAATGTATTTGAATTTACCAGTTTAAGGGTAAAATTAGAAACTATATTAAGTAATAAAGTAAAAACATCATAGGAGTTAAGTTATTATGACGAAAACGGAATTAATAAAAATAATCAAAGAAGTTGTTAGTAAAGAGGTTAAAAAAGAAATAAATAAAGTATTTATTAAAGAAGAAACTTCTTCTAAACTTTCAAAAGTAGTTCCTAAACAGAAAACTAAAATTAAAAAATCAAAAAAAGAAGTTAATTATACTACTAATGAAACTTTAAATAAAGTTTTAAATGAGACTGTAGGATTAAGTAAAAAAAGTTCAGAGTTTGACGAATATCCAACTGTAACTGGTAAACCATTTGATTCGAGTAGAGCAAAAGAACTTATGGGTTACGGTAAAACAGAAGAACAAAAACGAGATATGGCGGCAGTAGATACTTTACAGAAAGCAGGAGTTACATCAAAACAAGTACCAGAACACATTACAGATGCGTTGACACGAGATTATAGTGGGTTAATGAAAGCGTTAAATAAGAAGAAATAAAATGGCTAGTGCAAAAGAAATAGATTTTGATCCAAATGCGTATGTCGGATTATCATTTCCTTTAAGAAGAAGTGCTACTTCTGATTTTGAACAAACAAAAAATACATTGGAAGCGGCAAAACATAATATTAAAAATTTACTTTTAACTCATATTGGAGAAAGAGTTGGCCAACCAGAATTTGGAAGTAATTTGAGAGCAATATGTTTTGAACAAATAAATGATGAATTACCAACTAAAGTTGATGAAGAAGTTAGAAAATCTATTAACACCTGGTTACCATATATTATTGTTGAAAGTATAAATACTTTGACAGAAGATGGAGATGAGAATAGAATTATTGTTGAGATTCAATTTTCTACAAGTTTGAATCCTGAGTCAATTGAACAAATTAGGGTAGATGCGAGTTATACCGCAAGACGAATTTAGGAGTAATTAAATGTCTCGTACAAGTACAAAAAAGAATGTAACAAAACAAGTAAATTATTTAAATAAAGATTTTAATGATTTTAGAAATAATCTTATAGAGTTTGCTAAAGTATATTTTCCAAATACATATAATGATTTCAATGAGGCATCACCTGGTATGATGTTTATTGAAATGGCGGCATATGTTGGTGATGTTCTTTCTTATTATATTGATTCACAATTTAGAGAATCGTTACTTGCATATGCAGAAGAAAAGAAAAATATTTATAATATAGCACAATCATTTGGATATACACCAAAAGTTACATCACCGTCAACTACAGTATTAGACGTGTTTCAAACAGTTCCTGCATTAAATAGTAAACCAGATTATCGTTATGCATTAACTGTTAAATCTGGTATGCAAGTCACTTCAACATCTACAGGAAAAACTTTTAGAACTTTAGAAGATTGTAATTTTAAATTTTCAAGTTCTTATGATCCACGAGAAGTAACAATATTTGAAACGGATAGTGGCGCACCAACAAAATTTTTATTAAAGAAAAGAGTAAGAGCCGAAAGTGGAACGGTAACTTCAGAAACTTTTACTTTTACAACGGCAGAAAAATATACTCAAATTAAATTAGCTAATGCAAAAATAATAGAAATTATTTCTGTAACTGATAGTGCTGGAAATTTATGGTATGAAGTTGATTCTCTTGCAAGAGATACGATTTTTGAAGATATGGAAAATAATTCTACTAATGATCCAACATCAGTAATTAATAGTGAGACTGCTCCATATCTGTTAAAATTGAAAAAAACATCTCGTAGATTTACAACGTATATTGATACGGAAGATAAAACTACTTTAAGGTTTGGGGCAGGTACATCAGCTAATGCTGATGAAGAAATTATTCCAAATCCAGATATGGTTGGTTCTGCTTTACCTGGTAGTCCAAGTAAACTTACATCAGCGTTTGATCCAAGTAATTTTTTGAAAACTAAAACTTTTGGGTTAGCACCATCNAATACTACATTAACTGTTAAGTATGCGTATGGTGGTGGTGTAGATGATAATGTTGTGTCAAATGATATTACTGCTATTTCAGGTGTTAGTTATGAAATTCAAGATTCTACTTTATCTGCGGCGTTAGTACAAAATGCAAAAGACTCTGTAGCTGTTAATAATGTTAAACCAGCCACGGGTGGATCTGCTGGTCAATCAATTAGGGAAGTTAAAGAAACTGCATTAGCGTATTTTCAAGCACAAAGTAGAGCTGTTACTAAAGAGGATTATATAGTTAGAGCATATTCTATGCCTCCAAAATATGGTAATATTGCAAAAGTTCATTTAGTACAAGATGATCAATTAAATGAAAAGGTAGGTGTTGCTGAATTAGAGAATGTAGTAACTCAAGAAGATGTTGATAATCAAAGAACAATAAAATCATTACAAGTTAGAACACCCAATCCACTTGCTATGAATATGTATACATTAGGGTTAAATTCACTTAGAAAATTGGAAATAGTAAATCAAACTGTTAAAGAAAATTTAAAAACATATTTAGGTCAGTTTAGATTAGCAACTGATGCTGTTAATATTAAAGATGCGTATGTAATCAATATTGGTATTAAGTTTGCAATTTTAACTAAAAATGGATATAATAAAAATGATGTATTATTACAATGTGTTGCTAGCGTAAAAGATTTTTTTGATATGGATAGATGGCAAATAGGACAACCAATTATTATGTCTGATATAGCATATGAATTGTCATTAGTAGACGGGGTGTCATCAGTTGTACCACCTAAAGATAATAATCCAAGTACATTACCTATTTTAATAACAAATAAATATAAAGTAGAAGATGGTTATTCGGGTAATTTTTATGACATTGAGAGTGCATTAATTGAAGGTATTGTATATCCAGCATTAGACCCAAGCATTTTTGAAATAAAATATCCTAATTCAGATATAGAAGGAAAAGTTCTTGGTGATAACTTAGGAGCGGGAGATTAATTAGATGCATTATTTTATATTTCCAGACAAAGATACAACTTTATATGAAGCCAGTTCAAGTATAAATGCTGGTATGGATGAGATTCTTGAAATAAGAAAAGATGTTAATGACGCGGCAACTATTAAAAGAGTTTCAAGAGCTCTTCTCAAATTTGATTTAAATCATATATCACAATCAGTTTCAGATGGAAAAATACCAAAACCTAATTTGACAGGTTCGAGATATTTTCTTAATTTATTTGATGCACATCCTACATCTTTAGCAATGTCGCAAAGTCTTTATGCATATCCAGTAAGTCAAAGTTGGAATGTGGGTGATGGTAAGTTACACGATGATCCAGTAACTACGGAAGGTACAAGTTGGATATATAAAGATGGTAAAACTGATGGAACATTATGGTATTCACCGATGAGTTCTTCAGGTGCTACTTGGCATAGTGGTAGTGGATATGAAGCATCACAATCTTTAAATAATGAAACACGGGATATAAGAATGGATGTTACTGATATTGTAAATACGTGGTTTGCAGGAACAGTTCCAAATGAAGGATTTATAGTTAAAAGANGTGGTAGNGTTGGAAATACAGATTCCGGTTCTGATGAAGGNAGTTCAGATAGATTAGGTAATTTAGCATTCTTTTCAAGAGATACACATACTAAATATCCTCCAACATTAGAAGTTGTATGGGATGATTCTACTTGGACAACTTCTTTATCAGAATTGACTGGTTCTGCGTTAGAAGATGTTGTTATTTATATGAAAGGATTAAGACCTAAATATAACGAAAAATCTAAGGTTAGATTTAGACTTGTTGGTAGAGAAAGATTTCCTACAAAAACATATTCAACTACACCATCTAATTTAACTGTAAAATATTTACCAAGTGGTAGTACATTTTATTCTATAAGGGATGCGGAAACAGATGATGTTATTGTTCCATTTGGTTCTGGTTCAAAAGTAAGTTGTGATGGTAGTGGTAACTATTTTAATGTATGGTTAGATGGATATCAACCTGAAAGGTATTATAGATTGTTATTTAGGTTTATTAGTGGAAGTGGAACTGTTCATGAAATAGATCAGATTTTTGACGAAGGACATTCATTTAAAGTGTCACGATAATGCCGTATTCAAAAGAAGAACTAAAAACAGTTGATTTTTATCAAGATTTTGTTGGTAGATTACGTACTGAATATTTAAATCAATTGAAAGATTCAGCTACTAATAATAATTTTAGAAGTGATATAGTTGATTTATATTCATTCGAAGATATTTTTACTGGTAATGGTATAGAAGACGTAGTAGTTACTGATACAGTTTATAAAGATTATATAAATGAAGACCAACAAAAATTACAATCAATAAAATCTAAAAGTGATTATCCATTGTATACAAAAGGTAAACTTTTAGATACAGTTTTAGATAGAACTATGACTGAATTACTGGAAGTTAAATTTGCAGAAACGTTACCTGAAGGACTTGAAAATGGTGATGTAGTAAGTAATACAGATCCAACTGATTTTAATAAATGGTTAATAGAAAGTTATCAAAAAAGATTATATCCTGATTTAGCTACTTTCTTTGCAAGTGATTATGCATTTGATGAGGTTACTTCAATAGAACAAAGTATTATTGATGGAATACCTGATGGTGATTTAATAGATTAAAATGGAAAAATTATGGCAAGTACATTATCAGAAAAAGACAAAGAACTTTTACAAATAAGGGGGTCGAAGACCTTTGATTTTACAGATCCAAAATTTTCATATTTAGGACAAAGATTTAGTGAAGATAGTAGAGATTTTGTAGAAGTATACATTTATGATACTAATGAGAATTTTATAGAAAGTTCTGTAGTAGATTCTGTAGATTATGAATTAGATACAGATGATACTGTAAAATTAAAAACTGGAACTATATTAAGAAAGTTGGGTTATGATAGAGGTCGTTATGTAGTAAAATATAAATTTTTAAGAAAATTAGCGGGTGATTATCAAAATGTTTTAGTTTATGCGGATGGTACAATATTTAATCCACCTGAAGGAGTTGACCCAAATGAAAATGGTAATGTAGTTATAGACCCAAATGGTGAGATGTTTGAAAGAACTACTCATAAACAATTATTTTTAAGAGAATATAAATATTTTATTCATAAAATATCACCATCAAGAAAAGAAATAAGACTTGCAACTCAAGAGATACACAACGAAAGATATTTACAAGATTTTTTTTATTTACAAAAACAAAAGAAAAGAGTAGCCTCTACTGGAGATACTACAAGTATTATAAAATTTAATAGTAATAATTCTAAAGAGGGTGAAAGTTTAATTATGGAATTACCACCCGAACAAACATTTTTACCTCAAATGGTCGGTGGTGAAATTAGATTAAATGGTGCATTTTTACACTCGTACATAGCTAATCAGGCATCAACAGAAAATACTGGTAATATAGAAACTCGACTGGAAGAAATAGAAAGTGGTGATGAATTTCAAGCTAATTTTTATATTTCTAATATACAAGCGGCTGAACATAAAAGAGGTGATTTACATTTTGTAAAAAT